CATAAAATTACATCATGTTCTCTAATGAAATCAATAACTTAGGCCCCCCCTTTCTCTATTCAAGTCCACTTTTTAGACCCCCACCCCCCTATATATAACAATACCCCCCGTCAAGGGACCCAAACCATCCCTTTCAATCCTTATATTTTTTAGTCCCCGACTTGCTTGCACTTTGTTATGAAAACTAATACACTCCGCAAATCCAGTACTTTCAGGTACTTGCAAATAATGCCGAATGTAAAAATTGATCCTACCAAGGACAAACCTATCCCCTATGATTTGGGGAGGGAAAAACCTGCGACCACGCTTGAAAAGATGGCTGTTGCCGGAAATACCGTGGAATTACAGGAGGCCCTAGGCGCTGCCCTAGACCTGCCCAAAGCGGACCTTGAGAAAGAAAAGAATCTCATAGAGGACGCTGTCAAAAAGAAGAAGACCCAGAATTTATCTCAGCCCAACACTGCCTTTGCTGCTGCGGCTTTTTTGCGTACCTATGGGCAACAACTTGCTATGGATGCGGCTCAGGCGCGTGCCGCTATTACAAACAAGCTTATGGAGATTGCTAACTGTGGGGATGCTCGGTATGAGCTTAAGGCCCTTGAGTTGCTTGGCAAACACAGTGACATTGGTATCTTTACAGAACGCAGTGAAATTACGATAAACTATAAAGACCCCGCTGACCTTGAGAAAGAGATCAAGGATCGGGTTAAGCGATTACTGAATGCGAGTCTAGTAGAGACTGTCCCGTTAGAGCAGTCTCTTGATGAGGAGTTGGGTGTGTTTGAGGCAGCGCCTAGTATGGCTGAAGAGCTAGAAGACTTGCTTAACGAAGATGAAGAGCTAGAAGACGTAGCGGAGAAGAGCACCAATTATCTTGGGGATGAACTTGACCAACCCGCTTGATAACATATCCCTTAAGGATATACCGACTATACTACCTTTGCTGTCGGTGCCCGAGCAGGAGCAACTTTTAGCGCAGCTCTCGCATTTAGAGAAACTTAAGCACAAGAGTTTAGTACAGGATAAGTTCATTGAGTTCGTTAAGTACGTATGGCCGACGTTTATCAGTGGCAGGCACCATGCGATTATGGCTGAGGCGTTTGAGCGTGTCGCTCGTGGGGATTGTAAGCGCCTCATTATTAATATGCCTCCTCGCCACACTAAGTCTGAGTTTGCTAGTTATTTATTGCCTGCGTGGTTTTTGGGGAAGTTCCCCCATAAGAAGATTATTCAGACCTCGAACACAGCGGAATTAGCGGTAGGCTTTGGTCGTAAAGTACGTAACTTGGTGGATCAAGAGAACTACCACGAGGTCTTTCCGGATTTAGCCCTGCAAAGTGACTCAAAGGCAGCCGGACGCTGGAACACTAACAAGGGCGGTGACTACTTTGCGATTGGTATTGGCGGTGCTGTAACTGGTAAAGGTGCGGATTTGCTCATTATTGACGACCCGCACTCGGAACAAGAGGCCGCTATGGCCGACAGCAACCCCGAGATATACGACAAGACCTACGAGTGGTACACATCTGGCCCTCGTCAGCGGCTACAACCGGGTGGTGCTATCGTAGTTGTTATGACGCGGTGGTCTTTGCGTGATTTGACCGCCCAAGTACTGAAGTCATCCGCTCAAAGGGGCGGAGAAGAGTGGGAAGTTATTGAGTTTCCTGCGATTATGCCGAGTGGTAACCCGCTGTGGCCTGAATTTTGGCCCTCGACTGAATTAGCGGCGCTAAAAGAGGAACTGCCCAACTCTAAATGGATGGCGCAGTACCAACAACAGCCCACATCTGAAGCTTCGGCTATAATTAAGCGAGAATGGTGGAATACGTGGGAAAAAGATGACCCGCCCGACTGTGAATTTATCCTCCAGTCGTGGGATACAGCGTTTGAAGCCAACAATAGGGCTGACTACTCGGCATGCACTACGTGGGGAGTGTTCTTTAACGAGGAAAAGAACGCGTATAACTTAATATTGTTAAATGCGTATAAGGGTAGGTTAGAATTTCCAGATTTGAAGCGTAGCGTTATGGAGCAGTACGACGAGTTTGCGCCCGACTCGCTAATTGTGGAGAAAAAAGCCTCGGGAGCGCCGCTTATTTATGAGCTGCGTGCTATGGGCGTCCCAGTGCAGGATTATACCCCTGTGCGAGGTACAGCTAACAACCCGAACAACAAGATGGCCCGACTAAATTCGATCTCTGACATATTTGCCTCTGATGTAGTGTGGGCACCAGAGACCCGCTGGGCTGAAGAAGTGATTGACGAGGTTGCGAGCTTCCCTGCGGGAGAGCATGATGACTATGTAGATGCTACCATTATGGCGCTACTGCGGTTTAGGCAAGGTGGATTCTTAAGACTGCCTAGTGATGAGGCAGAAGAAGACCCGTCCTATAGAAACCGTAGAGCTGGGTACTATTAAAGGATAAGACGATGGCTAAGGCAAAAACGACAAAGCACACAGGCAAAAACAGCTTAGTTAAACGCCTTGGAGCACAAGTTGGCTCGACATCACTGGCAAAGAATATATTAAAAAAACGGGGTGACCTTGATAAAGAAGGGAAGCTAACAAAAAAGGGTAAGAAACGTAATTCTATGACCGCTGCTGAACGCGCTAAAGATAGGGCGTCTAAAGCTTCGGGTCGCCCTGCAAGTGACTACAAATACAATGTTAAAACTAATTCAGCAACTTTAAAGAAGGGCCGCTAAGATGGCAATCGAAAAAGGTTTGTACGGAATGCCCGAAGGCATTGATGAAGAGCTGATGGGTGAACCCGACGCCGTAATCGAGATGGCTATTGCTACTGACGAGGATATGCCCGTCATGGTTGAGCTTGAAGATGGTAGCGTCGAGATAAGTTTTGGTGAAGAACCGGACAGTGCTGACATGGCTCCCTTCGATGCAAACCTTGCTGAGTACCTAGAAGACAGCCAGCTACAAGAAGTATCAAGCGATCTGTGTGAGGCCATAGAAGGTGATATGGCGGCACGTCGAGACTGGGCGGATAGCTTTGTTGCAGGTCTCGACGTGTTGGGTATGAAGTACGAAGAGCGTACCGAGCCTTGGGAAAACTCTTGTGGCGTGTACAGTAACATTTTGGCGGAAGCGGCTATCCGGTTCCAAGCCGAAGCCATGAGCGAGACGTTTCCCGCTGCCGGTCCTGTTAAGACTAAGATACTTGGTGAGACATCTAGGGAAAAAGAAGACGCAGCCCTCCGTGTTAAGACGGATATGAACTATGAATTAACTGAGGTTATGGTAGAATACCGCCCCGAACATGAAAGGCTACTGTATTCACTCGGTTTAGCCGGTTCAGCGTTCAAAAAGGTGTACTTTGACCCCGGTTTGGGCCGTCAAATTGCCTTATATATTCCTGCGGAAGATGTGATTGTGCCTTACGGTGCCTCTAACATTGAGTCCGCAGAGCGCGTTACTCACGTCATGCGCAAGACAAAGAACGAAATGGTTAAGCTACAGGCGGCTGGGTTCTATCGAGACGTGGAACTTGGCGATCCGGTGTCCTTTTTCTCTGATGTTGAAGAAGCTAAGGCTGAGCAGTCAGGTGTATCTCTCACTTCTGACGACCGTTACACCGTGCTTGAAATACACGCTGACCTCAATATTGACGGTGTGGATGGGGCGGACAACGAAGAGTCGCTACAAGTCGCAAAGCCTTACGTGGTAACGCTTGAGAAGGGTACGGGTGAGATACTAGCTATCCGTCGTAATTGGAACCCTGACGACTCTTTGACGCTAAAACGTCAACATTTCGTGCATTATGCTTATGTACCCGGATTTGGATTTTATGGACTTGGACTTATTCACATCATCGGTGGCTACGCTCGCGCTGGCACTAGCATTATCCGTCAGCTCGTGGACGCTGGAACCCTATCCAATCTCCCCGGTGGTCTCAAGTCTCGCGGACTACGAGTTAAGGGCGACGACACACCAATTGGTCCCGGTGAATTCCGTGATGTAGATGTACCCTCTGGCAGCATCCGCGACAACATTATGCCGCTGCCTTACAAAGAACCCAGTCAAACTCTTCTTGCATTATTGCAGCAGATCACAGAAGAAGGGCGACGTTTGGGGGCAATCTCAGACATGAACATATCCGACATGAGTGCTAACGCACCTGTTGGAACAACACTCGCTCTACTAGAGCGTACTCTTAAGCCAATGGCTGCGGTGCAATCCCGTGTTCATTACTCGATGAAGCAGGAGTTCAAGCTCCTTAGAAAGATCATCGCTGAGTATGCCCCAGACGAGTATATGTATGTGCCTGACCGTGGCGAGCCTCGTGCTAGACAAGCCGACTACGCTATGGTGGAAGTAATTCCTGTCAGTGATCCTAATAGCAGCACGATGGCCCAACGAGTGGTCCAGTACCAAACCGTGTTGCAAATGGCACAGGCCACCCCACAAATATACAACCTGCCACAACTCCATCGCCAGATGATTGAGGTCTTAGGTATCAAGAATGCCGACAAGCTTGTCCCAGTAGACGATGACATGAAACCTACTGATCCGGTGGGTGAAAACATGAATGCTCTTGTAGGCAACCCAATTAAAGCGTTTATGTATCAAGATCATCAGGCGCACATCGCTACCCACCAAGCGTTTATGCAAGACCCCATGATTATGCAAACTATCGGGCAAAACCCAATGGCGAACCAAATCATGTCTTCTTTACAGGCTCACATTGCAGAGCACATGGCGTTTATGTATCGACGCCAAATAGAAGAGAAGATAGGCGCACCACTACCGGGTATGGACGAGGAACTGCCAAAAGAGCTAGAAGTGCAACTTGCACAGCTGCAATCAAAGGCGGCTATTCAACTTACGCAAGCGCATCAGCAGCAGGCGGCACAGCAGCAAGCTCAGCAGCAGATGCAAGACCCGCTTATTCAGATGCAGCAGCAAGAGCTACAACTGAAGCAGGGCGAGCTACAACGTAAAGCAGCTAAAGATCAGGCAGATGCCGCAGAAGGTGCCGCCCGCCTACAACTCGATGCTAAAAAGGCCGAAACTACCGCCACTATTGAGGCAAGCCGTATAGCAGCGCAGAACGAACAGGCCCAAGCCAAGAATGATCTGGACGAAGCTAAAGCTATTTTAGACATGGCGAAAGCCAATAGAGAGGGGCAAATGCCCCAGTAAGGAGGTGATCCATTGTCTACTACCGTCTTTGACGTGCTGAACGAAAAATTAACGGAGCTGCAAGGCTCCAGCGAAGATTTCCTGAAAAGTGGCGGAGCTAAAGACTTTGCCGAGTATCGGGAAGTATGTGGTGTGATTCGGGGTCTGAACGCTGCATTAAGAGAGATCAATGACCTTTCGCGTAACTATATGGAAGACGACGATGACTGAGACAGTAACGGTTAGTGGGGTCGGCGCTGACGCGTCCGTATCTCCAGCAATGACTGCATTAGAGCTAAAGCGCAAAGAACGTATAGAAGTAGAAGCTATAGAAGAGGCAGAGTTAGAAGCCTCTATCCCTAAGCCAGTGGGCTACAGGGTACTTATTGCCCTGCCTAACGTCGAAGATACTTTCGGGGAAAGTGGGCTTATTAAGGCAGAATCTACCCGTCGAGAGGAGTATATCCTGTCTACTGTTGGGTCTGTACTCGATATGGGTAATGAAGCCTATAGCGACAAAGAGCGTTTCCCTACTGGGCCTTGGTGCAAAGTAGGTGACCACGTGATGTTCCGAGCCAACACCGGTACGCGTTTTAAGGTGGGTGGGCAGGAGTTTCGCTTAATGAATGACGACTCTATTGAGGCCGTCGTCGATGATCCGCGAGCAGTTTCGCGTGCATAAGGAATAGACCATGCCTAGACAAAATGTAGAATTTGAATTTCCCGATCCCGATAAAGATGAAGCATCTCAAGAAGTTGAGGTCGATATTGTCGAAGAAGACGCGCCCCTAGAAGTAGAAGGTGCCGTGGGCAGCAAAGCCATGAAGTCCGCTAAAGATACTATTAAGGTGGGTGAAGTAGAGATTGAGGTGGAAGACGATACCCCTGAAGCTGATCGTGGGCGGAAAGCATCCTCACCACCCAAAGAAGTAACTGAAGACGAGTTAGAGAACTACTCTGACAAGGTTAAAACCCGTATTAAGCACTTTAGTAAGGGCTACCACGACGAGCGTAGGGCTAAAGAAGAGGCTCAACGACAACAAGAAGCTCTTGAATCGTATGCTAAACAGCTTATGGAGGAGAACAATAAGCTCAAAGGTACTGTAGATAAGAACCAAACTACAATGCTCGAACAAGCTAAACAAACTGTGGCCCGAGAGCTAGAAGTAGCTAAACGCAAATACAAGGATGCGTATGAGTCAGGAGATTCAGATGCTATTGTTGACGCCCAAGAAGCTATAGCCACAGCTAAAATACGGGCAGATAAAGTAGCTAATTATAAACCTGCCCCTTTACAGAAGGCAGAGATTCCTGTACAAGTCCCTCAACAACCTATTGAAACGCAACAAGTTCGTGATGAACGTGCCGTTTCTTGGGCGGAAGAGAATATTTGGTTTGGCTCAACAACCCCTGACGGGGTAGAAATGACTGCGTTTGCGTTAGGTTTAGACGCCAAACTTAAGCAAGAGGGGGTAGACCCCCAATCAGATACTTACTACGAGAAAATTAACTCTCGTATGCGACAAGTATTCCCCGATCAATTTGATGACGGGGTAGAAGATCAACCAGAGAGTACTAAGAGAAAATCTAGCAATGTGGTTGCTCCCGCCTCGCGGAGCACAGGACCTAAGAAAATTAGGTTAACGCAGTCACAAGTAGCTATTGCGAAAAAACTTGGAGTACCACTGGAAACTTACGCCAAACAGGCTGCTGAACTAATGAGGAAGCAATAATGACTCAGAACCGACAAAATAGAGAGCTACAAACCCGCGAAAAGACTACCCGTAAGAAGTCGTGGAGTAGGCCAACTGTGTTGCCTGACCCCATTCCTCAAGACGGTTATAAGTTTCACTGGGTTCGTGTAAGCACTATGGGTCAACCTGATTCCACTAATGTGTCCTCAAAATTACGTGAAGGATGGGAGCCAGTACGTGCAGAAGACCACCCCGAGATATTTAGTGACGCCGTTGATGACGTGCGTTTCAAAGATAATGTCATCGTTGGCGGACTAATGCTGTGTAAGGCCCCCCTAGAACTTGTCGCAGAGCGTACCGAGTACTATGACAATATGGCTCAGTCTCAGATGCGTTCAGTAGACAATAACTTAATGCGCGAAAATGACCCTCGTATGCCCCTGTTTAACGACAGGAAAACAAAGGTTACTTTCGGCAAAGGAAATTAAACTTAGGAGTTATATACAATGGCTTATCCAACAGTCAGTGCTCCCTACGGCTTTCAAGCAATTAACCGTGTAGACGGTATGCCTTATGCAGGTCAGACTCGCCTTGTTCCTATAGCGAGCACCTACAATACGGCTATCTTCGCAGGTGATTTGGTTAAAATCGTAGCGGCAGGCACAATCGAGAAGTTTACTGGCACTACTACTGGTTCCCCTGCGGGCGTCTGTGTAGGTGTTCAGTACGTCAATTCGCTGGACCAGTTCACACCGGCTCAGTACTACCCCGGCACTAGCGTTACTGACGCTTACGCTATCGTAGTTGACGATCCACTAGCGGCGTTTAAAGTTGCTGTAACTGCTGCTAACAGCAGCATGTCTTCGGCGGCACGCGCTGCTGTAGGCGCTAACATGTCTGTTTTAGTGGGTACAGGCGACACAGCTACTGGCAACTCTGGTGCATCAGTACTAGCGGGTTCAGAAGCTACAACAGCGGGTCTAGTTGTGCGAGTTATCGACACAATAGACGAAACTAAAACTGCTGCTGATACTTTTGTGGAGCTGGTCGTCAAGATCAACCTGCACCAGTACAACAACACAACTGGCGTATAAGGAGACTAGCAGATGGCTATTTCAAGAGCGCAACTCCTTAAGGAGCTACTACCGGGTCTAAACGCCCTATTCGGCCTCGAATACGCTAAGTATGGTGATGAGGCTGCTGAAATCTTCGAGACTGAATCTTCGGATCGTTCTTTTGAAGAAGAAACTAAGTTGTCTGGTTTCAGTGCCGCACCTGTTAAGGGTGAAGGTTCTGCAATCGAGTATGACAATGCGCAAGAAGCGTGGACTGCTCGTTACACTCACGAGACAGTTGCAATGGGCTTCTCGCTCACTGAAGAAGCAATCGAAGATAACCTCTACGATTCACTCTCTTCACGTTATACAAAGGCACTTGCCCGCGCTATGGCGTACACTAAGCAAGTTAAGGGTGCTAGCATCCTAAACAACGCATTCGCTGCTGGTACTACGTACGGTGATGGACAGACTCTCTGTTCAACTGCTCACCCTCTCGTATCTGGTGGTGTAAACTCAAACCGTCCTGCTGTTGCTGCTGACCTTAACGAGGCTTCACTCGAAGCTGCTGTTATTCAGATTGCTGGCTGGACTGATGAGCGCGGCCTGCTTATTGCTGCTAAGCCTAAGACTCTGGTTATCCCACCGGCGTTGCAATTCGTTGCTACTCGCTTGTTGGATACTAATCTTCGTGTTGGCACAGCGGATAACGACATCAACGCACTGAACAACAATGGTTCAATCCCCGGCGGTTATAAAGTTAATAACTACCTGACTGACACCAATGCTTGGTTCTTGATGACTGACATCCCCAACGGCCTGAAGCACTTCGTCCGCTCACCTATGAGCACTAGCATGGACGCAGACTTCGACACAGGCAACAGCCGTTATAAGGCTCGTGAGCGATACAGCTTCGGCGTATCTGACCCACTGGGCATCTTCGGTTCACCGGGCGCTTAATAAGCCAAAGGTGTTAGGATTGGGGGCTTCGGCCCCCTTTCTTTTATGGGTAGTAAAGATTTATGCCTAGACAACCCCCGAAAACCTCTGAACCGTCGAAATCACGGTTGTGCGCCTCGTGCAATAAAGTTCGTAGGACTACTCAGTTTGAGTTATCCAAAGACGGCAATTATCGTGGGGTGTGCCGTGATTGCGTGTTAGCCCAACGAGCAAAGAAAACCTCTGCTACACCTGAAGCCTACCTAAAGACTGTCTACGTGCAACTTAAGTCTCAACGACGTAAACAAGGCATAGAGTTCTCTCTTACCCACGAAGACCTGTGTCGGATGTGGGAAATCCAAGACGGGCGATGCGCGTTGTCTGGCATACTTATGACTCATCACCGAGACG